CGAGGCTTTCCTCATCCTCTTTCCACTTCTTGCCGTTGACTTGCGCCTGGCGCCTGGCCGCAGCCTTTTTCAGCGCCACGCCGGCGACGCGATTGGACAACGCCGTCGTGACCGCGTGGCCGGGACCGTAGAACGTCCAGACCCAGCCAGTCGGTTCGAGCGTTTTCGGGTGCCTGATGACGAGCTCGGCCTCGTCTTGTGCATCCATAGTCGACAAATCGAAATTACTCATTTTTTTCCCTCGTCAAAAAGCCGAAGCTAAACAGGCAGTTGTAGGCACTGCCGGTCGTCGCCCTCTTTCCTGGATTGGAACAGAGTGGGTTCCACGGTAGTTACCGGGGATCACCGCAACGCCTAAGGCTTCCACCCGGTGATGGGATTGCCGCGCTTCGCCTCACGCACGAAGGGAGCACCCAATGCTGAAAAGACGACGTTCCAAGCAAACCATGTCGCTGCACCAGCGGATCATCCGTTTTGCTGAGGACACTCGCGAACAGGCCGCGAAGCTTCCTCCGGGCCTCGAAAAAGACGACTTGCTCGAGAAGGTGCGTCAAGCCGACACAGCAGCCACGTAGAGGACTGGGCAAGATCGTCAGGGCTTCAGCCGCCCAAGTAAAAGACGCAATGCCAGGTCGAAGGTCGAGCTGGAACGATGCAAGACTATCGTGCCTACATCATCGGGGCGGCCGGTCGCATCATCGACCGCTTTGAGTTTTGGGCAGCCGATGACGAGGCAGCAAAAAGTCAGGCCCAACAATTCGTGGATGGCCATGACGTCGAATTGTGGCATCGAGAGCGAAAAATCGCCGAGTTCAAGCATAGGAAATAGGGCCGGGTCAGTTTGCGGCCTCTAAAGCGGGCGGCCCCTATTGATATATATCAAAATCAGTCATCTTTTTTTTGCTCGCATTTCGGGTGCGACAACTGGTCCCTTGTCCTCAAGGACAATGCCCGCCGGGCGGTTGCTTAAACTACGCTCACCAAAGTCCTCAAACTGTTCGTCTAACTGGAGGTTTCGTTCAGTCGTCATTCGGGAGTCCGGCCATGTTTGTGCGCACCACCACGAATTCGTCGCCCCACGAGACTTCACTTAACGACCTTGGCATTACGACCGCGTCAAACCCGCACGTCACGCTCAGCGAATTCGCCTACGCGAGAGGCACCGAAATCTACGGGGAATCAGAACCTGCGACGTACGTGTACCAGGTCAAGGTTGGCGCGGTGCGCAGCTACAAACTTCTCTCGGATGGGCGCCGGCAGATCGGCGCGTTCCACCTGCCCGGCGACATCTTCGGACTCGAAAATGCCGACATGCATCGCTTTACCGCCGAAGCCGTGGTCGACACGACTGTTCGCATTGTCAAAGGCGAAGCCTTGACAGAGTGGCTGAAGGCGACGCTGTTGTCGCGCGCAACCTACTCAGCATGACGACCAGCAACCTAAAGCATGCCGAAAATCACATACTCCTTTTAGGCCGCAAAACATCCACAGAGAAGTTGCCGCGTTCCTGGCTGAGATGGACGATCGACTAACCCTTGACGGGATTATGACGCTGCCGATGACCCGACGCGATATCGCTGACTACCTCGGATTGACGATCGAAACCGTGTCTCGATCACTGGCAGAACTGCGTGCAGCGGGCATGCTTGAATTCTCGGCAAGACACAGCGCGAGCTTTTGATCCTCGACCGCGGGCGGCTGAGATCCTTTGAGGTGACAAGAGAGCTTCCAGTTTAGCCTGCAGCTACACAATGACATACGAGCGGATCAAACCGCCGTCGTCTGAAACGAAATCATCGTCGGATCGAAGCCGTTCGCGGTGTCGGTCGCGACGCCGACCAGCCCGGCCGGGATCGAGATCGATTCCGTCCGCGGTCCGCCTTGCTTCGTGAGCGCCGAGGGATCGACGCTGCCAAGCGTGAAATCCGGCACCGTGATCGAAAGGAAATCTTTCGGCTCGGCCGTATTGTCGACGGCGAGCACGTGCAGCGTGTAGCGCGTTTCCGCGATGAAATCGGCCAGCCTGGCGAGGCTCTTGCGCAACGCGGTCAAGTTCATGCTGACCTGGAAGGGCGCCCTGAAAACATCCGGCGAGAATTTCTGGCCGGGAGATCCGAACGTCGGCGACGCGGTCGGATTGATGTTGAGGGAGATATCGAACGACGTCAGCTCGACGAGGTCCTCGCCGCCAAACCGGATGGTCGCGTCGACGACCGAGAACGGCGTGTCTGTCGTCGTGACGGGATTTGCAAACATTGGCGAGGATCCGTTAGCGAGAGTCTGGATCTGCCCCGTGCCGACGAGCGACGGATCCGCCGTCAGCAGATTGTTTGCCGACGACATCGAGAACTTGATCGAGCCCCAGACAGCATCCTGCACGACCGTCGACTCGTCGATATCGGCCTCATATTCCTCGATCGTGAAATATGACTTGAGCAGCGTGGCTGGATTGATCAGCCGCTTGCCCGGCCTGGTCAGCGTGCAGCTGTTGTCCGCAACTCCGTTCGCGACCAGCGTCTCGGCCGTCGTGATCTTGTTCGCCGACAATGCAGCAATGCGCAGATTCCGATTATTGTTCGCCGCATCGGGCAAGCCGGCCGAGCGGATGATATCGCCGACCCGGAAGCCCATCGCAATCGGACTGCCCGTGTTCATCAAGAAGCCATCGACGGCCGTCGTCAGTGAAGTGAAATCGGCCTGCGTTTTCGAAAGAACGTTCGTGTCCCACGTTGCCCGCATGATCGCCTCGATGATCTGATCATGCGAGCCGAGCGAGACCTCGGCGTTATAGGCCGCCGTGACTTGCTGCGTGCCGTGACGGCCGCGCGTTGACAGGCCGTCGCTGCGGATCTCCGCAGAGGCGATCGCTTGCTTGGCGAGCTTCACGCCGGCACCGCCGGCAATGCGCAACACGTTGGCGCCAGCGCCGCTCGCGGGCACGCCCAGATCGGCCTGTTTCTTATATGCGACAAGTACGTTCGATCCGGTTTGAAAGCTCGGCATTGGCCTATTTCCTGGCGTTAGGTGATGAAGTAAAACTCGAAGGGAATGGCGACGGTCACGCCGAACCAGTTGCCGTCGTCACTTGCGGAATCGCCGCCCTGGACGGTCGGCCCAAGGCAGACAACCTTCGCGCCGGCGTCGTCGTTGTAGAACGTCGCCGCTCGAAACACGTCGCCGGCGCGGCCGGCGACCAAGAGATGATCGGCCATGCCGTAGCCCTTCGGCGCGAAGACATGCGCGAAGATGTGCCCCGTGGTGAGCCAGGTTTGATTACCGGGCAGCCCAGCGCCGCGCAGCGCGGTTTGCGCCTGGATCGCCTCGAAATAGATCCACGGCTTTGCCGTCGCCGGCGGCCAGGGATTTTGCGGCGGATCCTCGTTCTGATATTTGACCGGCGTGGTCGCAATATCGAACAATGCCTCAAAGCGCGCGCGCATCGCAGCGACCGCGCCAGCCCAGTCAGCCATTTACCTACCCTTGATCTCGAGCGCCGGCTGCCGGACTAGCCAGTCCTGGCGCGCTTTGTCGGAAAGCTTGCGGCCAGGCCGCAGGCGCTGCGAGAACGATGCATAAGCCTGTACGCCGCCGAACCGGACAGGCATGAACGTGAACTTGACCGCGGCCTGGTTGCCGTACCGTCCCGCAACGATCAGCCCGCCGGTCTGGTAGACATGACCCGGAACGCTCATCTTGCCGCGGCCCGCCTCGATCTTGCGCGAATACGGAACTGGATTCGAGATGTTGATCTGATCGCCGCGGCGCCAGGCGCTCACATCGCCGTCCTCGACCACATGCCCATTCAAAAACACCATGTGGCTGTCTCGGTAGAGCCCCGGATGCTTGTCGCCGCTCGAGCCGACCGGCGACAAATCGCGCAGCGTCTCCAGCGCGAAATCGACGACGTCCTGTATCGCCAGGTAGCGGAAGACGATCCGCATCAGGGCACTTTGGCGAGCTCGTCGGATGGCCCGGTGACGATCTCCTGCACGTCGATCGGAATGATCGCCGCCTCGCGGA